CCTATAACAACCTCTTTGCTTAAAAAAGGCCCTGGAATTGTGAATATAAACGTCCTAGAACTACTGATCCATGTTCCACCAGAAACATAAGGTGTGAAATTGGTTGAATCTGTTCCTTGCAAATCAAAAGCATTAGCATTTATTCGAGTTATGGTATAAGTTAACCCATTCAATTCAACGGTACCTACAACATTATCTATAGTGATAACGTCTCCGGTTACTAAACCATGATTTACATTAATTATTCTTACTGGAGAGGTTCCGGATAAAACTACATTCGTTATCACTCCAGATATTGAAGTAGATCCTTGTTGAAATTTTGTAGGCCATCGAGGCCATAAATTATAAAATTGAGTTCTATCTTTAAATAAACTCCCAAGTATCCCTTCAACATATACAGGCGCCCTAACGGCTTGATTATAATTAACATCTAAAGGATACCTATCCCTGTAAGGTTCAGTAAAAAAAGTATAGACCGAACGCATTTGATCTATTTTTATGGCATAAGGAAAATCATTATTATATACATAATTTATAATCTCATCTAAATCGTCATTTGTTAATGCTGACGTACTAGATGAGGCTGTTAGTCTTCTTGCCACTTTTCTTATAAATGTTACTGTACTTGTTGAAGGAGCTACCATATTTAAACCTTTAACCAGCTTTTACTAATTTATGTACCCATTCCGCTTCTTCATCTTTTACAAGTGGTGAACCATCCCTATTAATTTCTTTTCCATCCACTTCAAGAAGTCCACTTCTTTTCATATTTTTCATGTCATTCACTTCTTTAGCGAAACCGACTGGTAAATCGTAAACTCTTCCAGGAATCAAGTTGTACATCAAAATAGGATCTCCTGCATATCTGCAATAAGGTTTACTTAATCTCTCATGTCTTCCAGTTCGATTTATATATTCATATTTTTCTATTCGATTATCTTCTTTTTTTTCTTTCTCTAATTTTGCTTTGTTTTGTGGTGTCATATGTTTAAATTCATTGTTTTCAACAGAATTAGTTAATGTGTTAACCAATCCGTGAGCCTCTCCAGTTGCTGTATACATGCATAATGACATAATTAATTTCCTTTGTTATCTAGTGATTGAAACGGCACTTGAGCCGTTGTGTTATCTAATGTTAGGTTTCTAGAACCTGATGGGGCCAAACTTGCAGGCTGTAATTTTCCTGTTGATGGTATTGTAAATATGTCAAACAGTCGTGAATCTATATTTAAGCTGATATCGTTTCCGTTAACTGATAATATTTGACCTATCAATCCGTCTGCTTGAAACATTCCATATGTTATGGGAATAGTTAATCTAATTAATTGTCCTGGGATATATGTATTTGATTCGGATAAATCATTAATATTTACAGTTACTATCATAGGATAAGCATTTGTGATAGCTGTAATGACAATAGATGAAGGTATTTGAATAGTTCCTTGAAGATATGTATTTGCATCATTCGGTATTGTCATAGGTGGCCTTAATAAAAAGGGTAGGGACAATTTGTCCCTACCCTAAATTTAATCATTAATTTTCTAGCTTATAAGCCATCCAATTAATTTGATCGTTTGCAGCGCCTGAAGCATTACCAGCACCACCACCGCCAAGGATAATATAAGGAGTAAACTGTCCTGTATGAAAACCTTGGTATTGAAAATTGTATCCAGTTTCAACATAAGTGTTTGGATCTCTCTTTGTTGAAGCACCAGCAGGAGCAATAGTTGCAAATAATTGTGCTGTTGGTGAAGCAGAAGAAGCAGGAAACGCAAATGTTGTAAACGCTGAACTATCAATGTCAACGGTCATTGTGTAGTTAGCCGATGACATGGCAACAATCGTTCCTGTCAACTGATTAATTTCAGTCATACCAAATGAATAAGGAACGCTAAAATGAACTTTCATTCCAACAACATAATAGTTTGTTGGATCGACTGAAGTTCTTACAACCGCTTGGGTTGCTTTTGTAATTTCTGTTACATAAAGAAATTGTGGGTCTACAGCCAAATATTTAGATATTATTCGTGTATAACCTGCTGTTGCCGGAGCAGCAAAACCAGCAGCTCTTAAACCAATTAATGTGTAACCTGAACCTGAGGTGCTAGAAATTTGAAAGTTCATCCCAGCAATTTGAAGCATTCCGGTCGTTGAATAAAACTGTAGAATATCTCCATCAGCATAGGTATTTGTCTGCGTAACTACAGCAGGACTTGCAGCAGTAATGCTTGTAATAGCATTAGCTGACTGAGCTTCAACAACTGGAGATACTGAAATATAAGTAAATCCATTTGTTGCTGTAGAGGTTGCAAATGTATCAATGAGAATCGCATGAGAACCCGCTTTTCTCCATCGCATACCATCGTTTGCAGCTGTAGCACCTAAACCAAATTTAGAACCATACCATTCTCCAGCTACGCAGGTTGTCCCAGCAATAGCCATTTGAGTAATGTTTTCAAATTTAAAATAATCTGCTGAACTAGGTAGATTAATTTTTTTAGCGGTACCGTCAGAGGTGAAAGTATCGCCTGTTATAATAGTAAAAGGCATGATAGATCTCCTTAAGATGGGGTTAATGTTGTAACGTTTAATCCACTAATCCAGTTTTGATTAGTAATAGCTCTGGCTATTGCAAATTTTGCATATAATTGGCTGTTTTGAGCCACAGATGAGACAACCCATGGGGGCCTATAACCTACAACTGCGGTATAGCTATTTTGTTCAATTTTGGCGGCAGCTTCTAGACCGTACATTGGAATTGTGTAAATAGTTCTACCGTTTAAGGAAATCCCAGGAAGTTTAGCGGCTTTAGATGATATGAAAAATCTAAATCGGCTAATCGAACAGTATTCCTCTGGTCTTAAACCTTCTTGTGAAGGATAGTTTGCTTTCAACAATACGCCTTGAACCTTTTGAAGGTCATTGGTAATATTAGTCGAAGCTAAAGCAATAAACGCGTCCCTGGTGGGGCCCGTCGAAAATTTATTTTGCGCATCTATGCTCACAAGCATTGTGCGGGCATCATTTCCAAGTAATATAGTTTCAATGTTGTTTACATCGTTTAAACTAATATTAGAAGGCTGATCGCCATTGGTGCCACCTGTAGCGTTGATGTAAGAGCAATCTGTTACTTTATGACTTACAGTATATTGTAAGCGGGGAAACTTCTTCGAATCTCCCTCTCTATGTTTCCATAGAGTTCAGACTATCGCATCCCTTTCGGGTTTTCTCACTTAGTCGTTTACGGTGGCTTTCGCCTTCCGCCATGTTGTCCGTCTGTTAAGCAGCGAGGATTTCCATGTCAATCAGAGAAAATTTAACGAGCGCCTGTATGTTAACGCTCGACGCAAAAAGGTCTCTCATCAAAAGATCTTCTTTCTCTCTAAGCCATTGCCCAAGCAACGATACAAACTTGGTTAACGTCTTGCTATTTTCGTAAAGTATTCGTTACGACTGTTACTTTCAGCCCATAGCTAAGCTTACTGACCCTTTCGGGCGGTGGGTCTTGTTAATCCCCACTCAACGGCTTTCACCGCTGTTCGGACTATCACTTCACCAATAAAGGTGTTTTCGGGGTTAGTCTCTGCGGGCGATCTAAATATGTTGATTTTTTTCGTAAAGTGTTATACAATGATTTACAAAAAAAGGATTTTATATGCGTTACGGTAAAGAACAATATATTAGAAAAGAATATGAACCTGTTATTTTGGCTTATATGGCTGGTATTGTAGATGGTGAAGGTAGCATTTCTATGGGAAGTTATTCCAAATCTGCGATAGGAACCCCACAATTTACTACTTATCTTTCTATTTGCAGCACTGATAAACCGCTTACCGATTGGCTTTCTAATACATTTGGTATAAAACCTATTCTTTACACTCCTAAACAACTTGCAAAAAATTCTAGAAGACCTGTTTGGAGATGGCAAGTCAGCGGAGACCGACTTTTGCATATTTGCGAATTGATTTTGCCTTATCTTATTATTAAGAAAAGACAAGCAGAAATTATGATAGAAATGAGAAAAACCTTCACAACAAGAGAATATGCTATAGGACAAAGGGGCCCTAAAGTTCCAGATGAAATTATGGAACTTAGACATAAACTTGTTAAAGAACTTAGATCTCTTCATATTCGTACTTCTGCAATCAAACATATTTAAATCTTCCCTCTGGTTACCATAGACTGCTTATGCAGCCCTTAGGCTTTCCAAGGTATTTACCGAAAATTTATAGCAGGCAATACATATTTTAACCTGCTCATTTGTCACAATGCTTTTGGCGTATATTTCCATAGTTGCATCAACGTCAGTTCTGACTGGAACTTCGCTGGCTGGATCAATTCCAGAACCATCCAGTTGACCGCCTTGAGTTGATAAACGCTCAAAACGTGACATACGAGTTGTTTTACCTATGTACGCTTGTGCATGATGTAAATCCACTCCAAAAGAGTGAATTAAATTAAACATTGGAGTCGAAAGAAGGTCTTCTGATGCCTGTACTGGCAACTCAGGAGCCATATTATTTATATTTGTAATTCCTGTTGGGAAGGACATGTGTACCTCGTTTTACAGTTGATGTTTATGTTATTTGCGAAATAACTAATTCAGCTGTACTGACGAGGTACTTATCGGTCTAAGAATGACGAACTCTAATGATCAGTCAATATGACAATATAAAATTTTAATTATTATTGCAAACTCTTTTGTTTAAATTAGAGTTTAGCTTAATCCGCTAATAGTTTTTTGCATTCTTTCCCAGTTTGCTGCTTTTCTTGCTTCATCAAGTCTTGCAGATGGCATAGATGATTGACCTTGAGTGCCTCCCGGTGTTGATATTGAACCTGGTTTTTGTAAATTCTTTTCAGCTCTTGACATATCTTTTGTTGCATCTGTATTGGGTACAAATTTTTTAATGACTTTATACATCAATTCCCATTTCTCATATCCATCTGGCATATGTTTAAAAGGTGCTGTAATTTCAGGGTAGTGATAATCTAAATAATCGCAATTCTCTTGTGTACATATTTTATTAAAATCAGGATATGATCTTGCAATCTTTTGGGGTGCTTCTTCTTGTTCTTTTAACATTCTTTGTTGTTCAGATTTCTTTTCTCTTTCTTCAATAATCTGTTGAATTCTTTTTTCCATTCGTTGGTCTTCGGATTCTTCTAATTCATTTTCAGGTTGTTGATTGAAGTGTGAAGGTTTGTTGATAGCTGCTTCCAGAGCAAGTTGTAAGGCTTTAGCTCTTTGATTTTCTTCATAAGCTCGTTTTTGTGCTTCTTCTTTTTCTCTTCGGATTTTTTCTCGTTCTTCTCTAAAAGCTTTCCAATTAGCTTGATTTTCTTCTGATTTTATTACTGGAGCATCTTCTTTTTTTTCAATTGCTTGGTGAGTTACACTTTGTTGTTGTTGTTCTTTTATTTGTTCTGGTATAACTTGAGATTGATTTTCATTCATGGAGTTACCTGTGGTTAATGTTAAACTAAATAAGTCTACTGTAAAAAAAATTAACAAGAAATTATTTGAAAGTCTAGATAATTACAGAAAATTCGTTTCTTATATGGCTGGTGATATGCCAATTGAATGCATGTGCCTTGATAAGACTCTACAAAAGATCTTATTAAATAATGGAATTTTTAGGGTCTACGACCTTTTTGATAGAGATCTTTCTAAAATCAAAGGGATCGGAAAAGTCCGAAGCAGAAACCTGAATGCCAGTCTTGAGCAATTCGTCT